GCACGGACAAGCGACGCGAAAATCAGGGTTTCAAGCGGGAAGCAGAAGCCGTTCCCCATGCTCGCGAACTTATGGTAGGTCCTAACGGACCCATCACGAGGATCACGATACGCGGGTGAGCGAGTTGCGTTGAGCAACCGCCACCACGCTGGGGGAAGGAGCAGTTTTACGAGCTCCTTCGAAACGGTATCAGACGCACTCGACAAGTCGAGTGTTGCGAGCTCGCCTGTGATGGACCCGCGACGAGCCAACTCGGAGTTGTACTCCTGGTTGGACAAATCGTAGCCCCATCTCTTAAGGCGAGCCCGAAGCTCCGCGTCGATACCACTCTGAACGTAGCTGTTCAGAAGCGGCTCGACCGCTATTGACCGGTCGGTCTTAGCGGTCTTTGGTACAAAGTCAAGTTTGTTGAACTCTACGAACTCGAGCTTCTCCCTGAGCTTCTCTGAACCGACTTCCCAGTCGATGCAGAACATGCCTTCCCGCTGAGGGAAGACACAGCTCATGACGGACCAGTTGGTCCGAAGGGCGGCTAGAGCGTAGGGCGCCGCAGACGGTGACACGGTCCAACGTAAGGCAGAGAGTTTCCGCCAAACGTTGGTAGCATTTCCGTGCACGCCTATGGCGGCGCCAGCGGTTAGGGAACACTTATCGTATATCGAGCGCAGGTCGGGTTCATCACCCAACACGCGAGCGATCCACTTACGAGCCCTCTCTAGAGAGTGCGAGTAAGGAGAGCTCCCTTTAGCTAGGAGACGACGGTTAGTCTTCCGGCACCTTTCCTCAGCAGCATCGAACTTGTCGAGTGCTGTCGAGGTTGGGTCACGGTCGAACTTAAAGTCGTCCCGCCAGTGGAGGGGGAGCTTCTTGATGAGTGCTGCCATCTGATTACTCTCGAAATGCTCGAGAGCCGTGTCGTATGCAACTGCTGACACGGAATCAGACCACCTGTACGCGAGGTCCCAACGGCCAGACCGGATAAAACCGGCCAGCCGCTGAAACTCCGCATTACAGGTCGTGACGCTGTTCAACGTCTTCAGAAGGGCCTG